ATTAAGGCGCTTGGCCCTTGAACAATATAAATACTGGCAGCCTGAAACAGTTATTATAGAGGCAAAAGCATCAGGTCTGCCTTTAACATACGAGTTAAGAAAGATGGATATACCTGTTGTCAACTTTACCCCGTCAAAAGGCAACGACAAGCACGCCAGAGTAAATGCTGTTGCACCCCTGTTTGAATCTGGTATGATATGGTGTCCTGAGCAAAAGTTTGCTGAGGAGGTCATTGAAGAATGCGCAGCGTTCCCCTATGGCGACCATGATGACTTGGTTGATTCTACGACTCAAGCTATTATGCGATTTAGACAAGGCGGTTTGATTGGTCACCCTGAAGATTATGTGGATGAGAAAACTGCTAAACGTAAACGAGAGTATTATTAATGGATGATTTAATTAAAATATTAATGGAGCTAATGCAGAAGGGCCCTAGAAAAAAGGGTGGTATTCTGGATACAGCGGAGGGCGTAGAGTTTTTAGGCAGACAACTAACTAAATCAGAAAAAGGAGATCTAACTCTTATAGGTTCTAAACTAACGGATGCTAGTAGGTTTATCCCTTTTAGCATTAGAAACATTGGCCGTGATCAAAGGTACTTGAAGATAAATCAATACAAAAATGATTTAGAAAAATCTTTTAATAAGACTATAAAATTTTTACAAGAAAACCCTGACATACGTTTAACAGCACAACAAAAAGATAATTTAATATATAATCTTGGTGTGTTTAGAAGAGTTAGCTCAGAGAATACAAAATTAGAAAAAGGTATTATCGACGAAGGTAAAACATTAGAAGAAGTTAAAAAAGAAAGTTTAAAAAATGCAGACGTTGATGATTTAACTTTTGGTCAAGCAATGAGTAAAATTTTAGATCAATTAAACGATGTAAAAGACAAATCTAAAAAAATGAAAGAACTTGCTGAAGAGAGTATTTTTACTAAAACCATATCACAAGAACAAAAAGATAGACTTAAAAGACTTTACTATGGCAGAGCTTATACAGGTAATGAGTCAAGGTATAGAGGGCTTGGTAGTTTCTATTTACCAAAATTACATGAGGCTGGTATTATAAAATTAGATGATACTATATATGAAAATTTAAAAAAAGGCGCACATCATTATGGTGGGGCTACGACTTTTGCACCAGATCCAAATCGTATTTGGAGAAAACATTTTGGTGATGAGGTGTTTGATAAGTTAGATAATTTTAGAGCTGAAGATGGAGAAGATGTATTTGAGTGGATTAAAAGAAATAATATTCAACCAGTTACTGTAAAAGGACCAAAGTCTGCAACAGATTATTTACACCCTGTTGAAATAAAACAGTTATTAGAAGATGAACTAAAAGTATTTAACGCTTATAAAAATCCAAAAGCAGAATCAAGTAGACAGTATTTTAACATAGATGATCCAAATATGCAGCTAGATAGAATAACCTTTCATGGAGAGAATATAAGATTTTTAGAAGAGTCATTACAAAGATTAGATCCTGATGCATACAGAGATTATATTAAAGTAAAACCAAAAGCAGAGAGTCCAACTGTTGTACCTTTCAAAGAGGACGAAGGTTTAGAAGGTATAACCGTTTTATCAGGTGATGATGCAACAAACATGTTAAATAAATTTTTACAAAAATCAGATCAACTGTCTGGTAGGAATGTAATTAATATTGGAGGTTTAGTGGACAAAACTATTAATGATGTAAAAGGTCTTGAACCTTTAGAGGGAATGAAATTATTAAACAGAGTTGTTAAAAGAGACGGAGAGTTTAAAGATTTATCAGACGAACAAATACAAAAAATTATTGATGACACAAATGAACATATCATGGGTGGAGATGAACCCATAGATGAGTTTGCTAAAGGAGGCATCGTTGGCTTATATATTTGATGCGATACGTAATACATTTGTAGATGACGAAGACAAAAGTCTTGGTAATAAACTTGCGTTGAACGATGATGAGTTTCAAAAACTTCTAGACATACCAGGTGTGTTTAAAGCAAGCGAAGCACCACAGCCACCGCCAAGACCAGATGTTCAAGACATAGAAGCTATTAATAGATTTATGCGAGACAACCCTGTTAATAAGGCAGAGGGTGGTAGAATTAATTTTGCTGCTGCAGGTTTTGCTTTACCTGTTTTATCTTACCCTATATCTTATGGTCTTGCTACAGCCCTTGGAATCTCTACGGCAGGCGGAGCTAAAGTATTAGGTGACAGAGTTACAAATTATATAAAAGATAATCCAGAAATATTAAATGATCCAAGATTTAAAGCTGCTGCTTTAGCGTTTGGTATAACTCCAAGTGGATTAGTATTTGGACCAGATGCTGATCAAATGGAAAAAACAAAAAAAGAATTAGAAGGAGTTTTAAAACCAGGAGAAACAAAACCTATAGATCAAGGCCCTATTGTAACAGGCGGATCAGAGCCACCTAAAATTGAAACAAAAGAAACTTTTCCTGCAGGCGAAACTATGAAACCCATAGTAGAGGGTTTTCCTGCGGAGACACAACAACTTCCGATTATTTTTGAAAATAGAAAAGCAGCAACAGATGATCTTAAAGAAGATTTTGACAATAAGTCTTGGCAAGATACCACAATAGTAACGGGTAGCCCTGCTAAAGGCACAAGAAAATCTGTTGGTCAAAAAACTAATATTCCGTTTTTTGAAAAATTAAATACATATACAAAAGAATATCATGGCGGTAATTTAAAATCTGCAATAAAAGAAATAGGTGGTATTCAAACTAAACCAGGTGTAAGAGATAAAACACTAGAATCTTTGTATACGTCAATAAGTAACGCAGCAAAAAGAGTTGATTTTAAATTTGATAGCACAGGAAATATTTTACAATCAGATATAAAACAATCTAAAGTTTTATTAAAATTACCAGAGTTTACAAATCAATTAAAAACAAATCCAGGTCTTATTGATAATAGAATAGAAGAATTAAAAATAGATAAAAATAAAATTGTTAATAGATCACAATTACAAGATATTTTTGGTTTAGACAAAACTAACATAAGACAAAATAATTTTTTATTTGAAGTTTTAAAAGATCAGGGCGCTGAAATTAAAAATTTACCAGGTGGAACCAAAGGCTTTGTACTTGAAGATGCTATTAACACAATAAAAGACTATGCTAAAAATAAATTAACAAATTATGAATCTAGAAAATATAGTTCTAGTTTAAAAAAGAAAAGTTCAGAAAATTATGAATTAAGAAGTAGAGTAGATGGAAAAGATTTTGTACGTTTAAATAGTCAAATTAATAAATCTATAAATAAAACTTTAGGCAAAAACGATTTATTTCTTGCTGACTCTGTTGCACAAATAGGACATAACCCCGTTCCTGTAACATTTTATGATAAAATAGAAATGTTTAAAGATAAAAAATTAGCTGACAAAATTTTTAATATTCAAAATTACACATGGCAAGGGAAAGAAATTAATTATGATACTTTAGCTAAAACATCTGGAAAATTAGAAAAAGCTCTTAAACAATTAAATAAAGTTTATGGTAAAACTGTAA